GCCCACAGCATCAAAATCTCCGGTCCAAACACCAGTTAAAGCACCATTCTTGACATACATAGTATTGGCAGTTGTTCCCGATCGAACGGGCTCCACTTTAGCCGAAATAGTAGGCTGTTCAATAATACTAGATCTACCAAACGACTCATTAGAGAAGAATCCGGCTGCACCAGGATCTTGTGACATGACAAGATTGGCCATAAAATTGGCAGGCAACATCCTGAAATTGCAATAATATGGAGTGATTGAATTGAGAACATCAACTTTTTCTGGATTGGTGACGGCCATGCCTGCTTGTCCAGCCTGAAGCTTATTAGGTACATTTACTGACCTAGAATTGCGCCTAGCCTCAGCACGCTCTTCTGGGTCTGTCAAACTATACGTGCCATAAGAAGCAAAACTAGTCATTATGGGTTCCCAAACACTGGTACCAGAGACCATATGCTCAGGCAAAAGGTCTGACCTAGCAAAATTTGCAGCAACCACTTTGCCAGATCCAAAATCAGCAACATGCGATGTGAAATGGGCAACATAACAGGTCGAACCCCTCCAACCAACATAACAATTTGAAAAATATGCAGTTGGTGTAGGATGAGTAGGCCTATAGCCGAGATAGGGTGTACCACTAGCAGCACCTGCCTCATGCCAAGCTCCAGTATCAATATATTTGCTGCCAGCCCTAACATGTTGGAAATTGGAAGGCAAAGCTCCTGACATGTAAGGAAGATTGGGCAAAGTCTGAGATGCACAGTATTCAAAAAGATAAGCATCACTTCCAAGCCTAGTCTCAGTTGTGGAAATTCCAGTTTCAAACCACTTAACCTCTGGTATGTAGTTAGCGGTATTGATTCTAGGGGCTTGAGTTACTGGCGCGAATGGAGAAGTACCATAAAAGACAGTCCTATGCAAAAGCTGCCTGATAGATCTAACTATCTCACCATAGTAAATATCATGAGTTGTACCACCCCAAACATAAGGAGGGGCTTCAGTATCAACATGCCCTTCATCAGTAACCTGAGCAATTTCGTCTGCACCTGATTCCAACTTAAAATAAGAAAGAGGAGTATCAAAATCCATAGGACTGGCAAATTCAACTTCTGAACAATCAATTGAAACAATCAACTTTACAGGGCTGGAATCGCTAGTACCATTAGTCAAGGTATTGAGGACTGAAACTATAATTGTTCCGTTGAATGCACTATCATTGAAATCACAATTGGTAGAGGAAGGAGCAACGGAAGTATTATATGGCAGGGTAGGGTTAATAAGATAATTCTGTGAGAAATGGATGGGTGAACTAAAATATAAAGGCGAATAAAGTTTCTCATAAGTGGAAACGTCATTCTTTAAATAGGACCTACTAGACATCCAAGGAACTTCAAAAGAGAAACTGGGGGTTTCAGCCAGATCCCAAATCTTACTAATGGTGTACGGTTGTTCAAAAGCAGAACTAGTATACCAACCCTTGAAACCATCGGGATCATAATTAATCATCAACCTACCACGATGAAACTGAGACGCTATCGCTGTGAAAGTATACTTAATGCGTCCTGTCCAAAAACCAAAAGCAGCACCAACATGTGCTGAAGGTGAAGGTTGGATCGACGCCACAGGAGCACCAGTAATAGTCCCAACATGCCATTTGATTTCACTAATCATAGGTGTTACATGCTGCATAAACAAAACACTAGTGGGACCCATAGAAGAATCCCAATTGGCCATTGCATAACTAACATCCCTACCTATGATATGTCTGATAGCCATGTGATCCACTCCGTCCAGTCCAACAGTGCGAGAATCTACTGTAACCTCATTCTTCGGATCTAAGGATAACTTATCCTGTTGAGTAGAGATCTCAGGTGATGCAAAGTGGGGCATGTAATTGATCTGTTCACTACGAACATTATCAATTACAGGCGGGTTTGAAAACCCAAACCATCTAGCCACAGACCCAACAGATGAAGCTGCCATTGAAGTGGCCATTGCATAAGGTCTGATAGCAGGAATATAAGATAATATCTGAGCAGCCCGTGACACAGTCGACATTGCTGTGGAAACAGGTTTGTCCGAATACTCATCACCAGACTGTGTGACGAAGGAAGGCCCAGCCACTTTGTGCATGTCACACCAAGCATATACTGTGACCGTCACAGGCGTTGTGGAAGAAGTGGTCGTGGACCTAAGTGGTACAGGGGACCAAAGTGTAATAACACCCATATCCAACAACTCTTCCAATGGATCACCAGGTTCAGGAGGCGTAAGACCAGTTCGAACACTACCCAAGTTAATCCAGTTCTTATGATAGCAAAACGGTAAGACCATTTCACAACCCTTAGACGACTGCGGATAAAACCAAGCATTAGGTCTGGATGTCCTAACCATAAGACTACTAGACGTAGTACCCCCTGACCAAACACCAGATGTGGGATTATCAGGACAGAACGTTGGGTCAACAGTACCACCACTGAACCTATAATTGGGACCAGCATCAGTATAGTTGCTTGCAACAGGAGCACTACGTTCTATACCTGACAATGGAAGATAGCTCATAATACCAGCAGAGTAATAGTAAGGTGGAGCGTTAATTACCAATTTGAGATGGAGTGTGGCTTGCAGCCTACTATATCCTCTAAGTTTGTTGAGAATGGCCGTGCTATTGAAATAGTCATACCAAGGGTTAAAACCCTCAAATAATGAGTCACCAACTTGCCACGTGTATTCCTTGATTTTAAGGGGGCGTGAAAACCACTCTTGTAAATCCAAACCTGGGGTATATCCATCTGAAAACGTATCATCAACAGGTGGATTGAAAGATTCCGAAGTCGTACCATGGGATCCATCAATAAATTCGGTCAGAAGACCGTGTGTATCATTATAATTATTGTTATTCGCAGACATTTTACAATTGTGATTATGCCTATACTCACAATCGGGTATCTTTAACCAAGCAGCCATAGTCGCCACACCAATATGTATATAAACTCCAGAAACGAATGAGCAAAACATAATTAATTATACAATATAAATTATATAATCAAGCAACGCTAGAAAGATCTTCGACGGATCCGGCAAACCGTTAGCAGTCCAGCGTGGAGCAATTTAGCAGGAATTGACATCTGCAAGGGTGCTCTCCGACCTTAAAATCATTTTTTTTTTTTTATAACCTGGTGGCGCTAACAATACTTTGATTAACCATAACCCATAACCACCCCAAAATAAAGCTCCAGAGATGCCCAGGAGCTATTTGAGGGCGGTGTCTGACACAATAATGTAAGAAAATCATAAATTGTGCTTTGGAGGCCAAAAACAAGACGAAAGTGGCTATTAGCTTAAGAAGAATGAGCATTGTGGTACATTCCTCAAACCACCAAGATGATTGGTCACAAACTGAATTGAAAGGCACTTTGGACAACTCCTGGAGCCGCAAACAACGGAGATCAGCTGCAGTGTAGTTAGGTGGAAGTTGCAACATAGGTTGACATTCACCACTTTGCAGTTGAAGTTGTACCCCGGAACGACAACACTCCATAAAACGCGGGTCAGGCATAAAGCCACGTGCATTATGGAGCATCAACCTGTCGCGATAGAATTTATAATTCAATTCGTCCCCGTGATTATTATGGAAATAAACACGGATAATCTGAGCTCTAGTGTAGGAACAACCTCTAGTTTGCGTTTCAAAATTGGTCAAACCTAGAATCATCAAATCTCTAACTTCATTGAAAAGGGCCTCATCGTATCTAGAAAGTTCATAAAGAGCACTGTCATAAACATCCTTAAGGATAGACTGAACAGCAACACCTTTGCGGCTCCTATAAGTCAACAACATACGCCACAACCTCTTGAGCTCAAACTTATCGAAAACCTTACCTTCTTCTTCGATAAAATATCTACCAAGTAAAGTTATCTGATTATGAGGTGAGTAGGGTTGGACAATTGAACTTTTAGCAGCATCAGTATAGCCAATAATGCCTTCAAGGTAAGTTTGCATATCCACACATGAAATCACCTGTCCATACTCTGGATGATGTACACATCCGATTATGTTATCATCACCATAAGTCATCGCTCTGACATGATATTTGTAGAGCAACTGGACATCATTGTAATTGAGACTGCTGTACTTCCTCTTCAGGACGTACCAGATTAAAATATTGTTAGCAATACAATTAATCTGGGTCGTCAGAGGATTTCCAGATGTGTTAACACTGCGGAATCCATATATTGTTCCGAAGACATTGACTACTGGTGATGTGGCGCATTTGAGTAGGTTGTTAACCATGATCAAATCCTCCTTACCATAGTTCTGACTCTTGATACAAAGGGTCATTATAAAGTAACGAACTGCGTCAGTGACCTCCTGTATGAGGCCCCTATCGAACTTCCGATAGTCACCATCAAAGACCAAATTATCACGATTATTACCAAAAACGTAATCATAGACCTGTGCCCATTGCTGTGATGACGAGTCAAACCCGACCGCCTGTTGGAAAACAAATGGAAAAGCGGCCATCGTCCTATTAAGCGATAGTAAGTACTCCCTCATCAAGAGGTTGAAGTAAAGAGGACCTACAAAGATGGGACGCTTGGGTTTCCTAATGCCCTCAGCAATTGGCTTGGAACACTCGTCCTTCCAAAAAGTTTGGTGAACAACCCGGTGGCCTTTAAGCAGCCGAGCACGGCATTCCTCGACAAATTTGGACAAAGTGTCTCCCATAATCCTATCAATCCTCCCATCAGCATGTCGAGCCACCTCAATGAACCATTCAGTTTTACCTGGTCCCTGGTTCATATACGTAAAGGGTGGTCCAGGACTAGTGGTCCACGCCAATGCATCCAATGATTTGAATCTAATACCATCCTCACCAACGTAACCATTAATAGGGATTCCTTCGTCAATGGGATACTTCATAAGATGTTCCTGGAGGTTGATGTAAGGCATAACACTATCCAAGTAATGATCAGCAGCTTCAAGCATTTCTCCTGCAATAGAACTATCATATGCAGGTTGAGACGCAATGTCAGCCAAAACCATTGCGATATCATAACGCGAAAGCATGGCCTCGTTTAACTTTTCATACTTGACCTCACCGTGCAAACACTTAGCTTCTTTAACAAAAGCAAGGTGTTGGTTGGGTGCTAACTTGTTAGTAGCAATAGTTTCAGGAACGCTCTCAAGCTGTAATCCATTGATGTCACGATACAATGGACTATTATACCAGTCAGATTTGAAATTGCCCAAAGCCACAATGTAAGTTTTACCATCAATGTCTATGTATTTGCAAGTTCCGTACAAATGGGCGGAAAGGTCATTGATATCAGG